GTGAAGAGGATTCCGCCGATAAATGGTTTGCCGGGCGACTCGCTTTCACTACGCTTGACGAGAAAAGCGGCAAGGAGAAACGGACTTATACAAACGTACTCATACAGGCGGCGAACATTCACGACGCAATGAAGAAGCTCGATGAAGGCATGAAAGGAACGATGGCGGAGTATTCTTCGATTCTTCTCAAAGAAACGGCGATTGTAGATGTTTATTCGTATGAAGCTAAAAAATAAATACTTTACCAAATATTATTTTATTAACCAATAATGTCGCCGAAAAGGACGGCGTGAGGTGAAAGCCCTCGTATTTAAGTTTTAAGTTTAATGTTCTACGTCTAATCAGCGTAGTGAATATCTGGTTAGACGACAAATAATTTTAAATATATGGCAAAGTATAACAATGTAAAGATAGACGGATACGACTCTAAAAAGGAATATCGACGCGCTAAGGAATTAAAACTACTCGAAAAGAAGGGCATTATAACTGGACTTCAAGAACAAGTAAAATTCGAGCTTATTTCGCCTCAATATCATTTCTACGAAGTGCAAGGAGCGCGGAAGATGCTACACAAAAAAGAACTTCTCGAACGGGGCGTTTACTACATCGCGGATTTCGTTTATTATCGAGATGGTGAGTATGTCGTCGAAGATACGAAAGGAGTTCGGACAAAGGAGTATATAATCAAACGTAAACTCATGCTTTACGTTCATGGAATCAAAATAAAGGAGATATAAGAATGACGAAGAAAATAGTACAGAAGCCAGTAAAACACGATTGCCGGACATGTAGGAACGGCGGGAAAGAGAATAATTTTATTTGCTATTGCTCCGTTCTGAAAACAGGGCGGGCGATAGGGATAAGAGTTTGTAGTTATTACATCTCTCGATAGACTTTATTAGTGTGATGAATATAGACGGATATACGCTAACTGAAAAGATGCGAAAAGCGAGACGACGTTTCAGATTTACCGCCACCGAACAAGCCCTTTTTTACGAATTAGTGGCTATTTGTAATGGCGAAGATTGGCGGGACGTTTTCGATTGCTCGAACATTGAACTTTGTTTTGCGCTTAACGTGAATGAGAAAACACTAATAAAAGCTCGCGAGTCTTTAATAAATGCAGGATTAGTCTATTATAAATCTGGGAAAAACAAACGTGTCATTAGCTCGTATTCTTTCGTGAAGGAATTTAAAACTACTGTAACAACTACTGTAAATTTTACAGCCAATCAAACAGCCAATGAGACAGCCAATAGTACAGGGGATAGTACAGGAGTTAAGGGAGTCAATGATACAGGGGATAGTACAGACTATAATAAACTAAAACAGAAACCAAACATAAATATACTCTCTAAAGTCTCTCATGGAGATTTTGATTTTATATCTAATGAGTTTTTAGAGACGTTTACTCTTTGGCTTGAATACAAGAAAGACAGGCGGGAAAATTACAAATCGGAAAAGTCACTCAAAGCGTGTTACAACAAATTAGTGAAATTGAGCAAAGGTAATCCGGCGGTCGCATCTCAAATCGTAGATGAATCGATTGCGAATAATTGGGCGGGATTTTTTGAACTAAAGAACAATAAAAACGAATATGGAAACAAGAAGCAAACAGACTCTACCGATAGCGGCAATTCTATCATACGGACTACCGTACTATGACGAGCCGATAGAAGTCGAAAAGCGCCCGGAATGGTTTAAGTCGTGTTGCAAATACGTTTGCCCCGGCTTTAAGATTGACGATTCGAATAAAAACTTAATGAATCAATTGTTTTTATACACAGAGGGGCGATCCGAGAAGCTAGATGCGAATAAAGGGCTATTGTTACGAGGTGACATCGGTACAGGAAAAAGCACTATTATGCAGATTCTAAACCGATATAGCTATTTCACACGTGGCAAAGCAAAGGGCGGCTATCCGGTCGGTGGCTTTAGAGTCGATTCGGCTTCCGGGATTGCAAACAGTTTTTCGATGCGTGGAAAAGATGCACTAGAATTGTACACTTACAACAACGGCACGCCGCGAATAATCTGTTTCGATGAACTGGGACGCGAGCCAATCCCGGCAAAGTATTTCGGTACCGAACTAAACGTAATGCAGTATATTTTCCAATGTCGGTACGAGTTGAGACATGAAGCAATAACCCATGTTACAACGAACTTAACGATTAAGGAAATACAGGCTATTTACGGCGCTTATATAGCGGATAGAATAAATGAGATGTTCAATGTCTTAGACTTGAACGGGGCTAGTAGGAGATAACTAATACAACGAAACCATGCGAAGCAGAAAAAAGAAACTTGTGTACTTTAAAAAGATTCCGGTTCGCGTCGATCTGGAACAATGGCAAAGGCTCGATAAGATTCGTGCTGACTACCATTTCAAAAGCACATACGAGATTATGCAGTACATTTTAGGCTGTTTTCTTCGGGTTGCTGATCCGATGCCCGACGATGATGAAGAAGAAGTACTACCGGACGAAATCAAAGAAATGTTCTATGACCTATCACAGGCGGAACGACATTTCGAGTATGTAAAACCAAAACGAAAACTACCACAATACAAGGTAGACGAGATGAACGGACAAAAACGATTAGAAGGATTTTAATATGGTTAAAAAACTATCAAACACAAATTATTTGCGCGACGTATCAGTAGACCTCGTCGCAGTAAACGAACGGAACCGGAAGTATATCGACCGATTTGTATCAGAGAATTATAACGGTTTAGTTACCAAGTTTTCACACCTAGACGGCACGATAAATTCAAGCGCTTTCGGAGCACTTGATAAATTAAACTCTACGATTATCTCGCTCTATACTGATTCGAATTTACACTTTGTGGATTGGGAGCAAGCGAAACAATATCTATTGAGTAAATTTACAGAAAAAGCGATTCGCGTTCCGGTGAAGAAGCCTGTAAAAAGCGAAGTAATAGAGAACGAATTTATTAACGATTAATATTATTGTTTCAATGAAAGACGTAGAACTATTTAACGACCATTTCCAGAATTATAAAACATACGGTATTCCGAAAGCACAACTAATCATTGCGGATATTCCCTATAACATCGGGAAGAATGCATACGGCTCTAATCCATCGTGGTATATCGACGGAGACAATTCTAACGGAGAAAGCGAATTAGCCGGAAAAGAGTTTTTCGATACCGATAAGGATTTTCGAATTACTGAATTTCTTCACTTTTGTAGCAAGATGCTCGTTAAAGAGCCGAAAGAAAAAGGAAAATCGCCCTGTATGATTGTCTTTTGCGAATTTGAACAACAATTCGAGCTTATACAGAAAGCGAAGGAATACGGACTTAGCAATTATATAAACCTCGTATTTAGAAAGAACTTTTCGGCACAAGTTTTAAAGGCTAATATGAAGGTCGTTGGTAATTGTGAATATGGTGTACTCTTGTATCGGGATAAACTGCCAAAATTCAATAATGGCGGTCGGATGGTATTTAATTGTTTCGATTATCCTAGAGACACAGATACACCGCGAATTCATCCGACACAAAAATCAGTTCCGTTGCTTGAACGGTTGATCGAGCTTTTCACCGATGCGGGTGATACTGTGATAGACCCATGCGCCGGAAGTGGGACAACATTACTTGCAGCCGCTCAATGCGGGCGAAAAGCATACGGATTTGAGATAAAGAAGAAGTTCTATGCAGATGCGAATAAAATCATTTTGTCGCGGATGCAGCCTAGAATGTTTGTGTAGAATGGTAAAAACTGAAAATATTTAGATTAGCTATACAGAGATTGAAGAACTACTGTATAGCTAAAATCTAAAAGTTGCATGTATTTTAAACTCGTTTAATAACTATAAATTGCCCTTTCTCTAATTTAGATGTTAATTCTTTGTATTTTCTGAATGCTTCATCTTCGGTTAACAAAAAGTAAACTGAGTCGGTCATAATCGTAGTAAAGCTTCTGGGATCACATTGATAGAGAATAAAACCAAATAAATATTGTTCCATAGATGTAAAATAAAAATAGAGTTATTATAACGGTTCAAATATAATTATTTTATCTAAGGAATAAAAGAAATAGCAATAAATAAGCTTTTTTCGGGTTTTATAAACCATATAAAGTAATGAATCAAACACAGAATAAGCCAAAGTATTATTATTCCCCTCGTTTCAATCACTTCAATATCTATCGACAGGATTCAGGTAAAGATACGTATGTTGATTGTGCGGCTACGCAAGAAGAAGCGAAACGGAAAGTTTATAAACTAAATGGCTGGAACTATCAGCCTAAAAATAACACGGAAAAATGAGTAAAGTAAAACAGTACATCGAACAAGCCACAAACGAGCGCATCCGCTCGCGTGGCTTAATCCGAAAAGTCGCTATTGAAGCGGCTCGGATACAGAGAGACGAAACGAGGCGGCAAGCTATCGAAGTGTATAAACAAATGTGTCCGTCTAAGAACTGCAAAGGTTGTGCAAGCTGGATACATAAACAGGAAATACAATCGACTCGATGCGACGGGAATTGTGCACGGATTAGATTACTTATTAACGGATTAGACCGGATCGAAACGTTATGTATATAATCAGGCGTATTCAATGCAAATCGGGCGATGTGTCCGAGACGCATTTAGTTGAGATAGAAACGGACGACATCGAGGCAACACGAAAGGAGTTGCACGATTGTTATCAATGTGATAAGATTCTTTTTAATTATGACGAACAATGAGTAGAAACCCGCATTACATTAAGATGATTAACTCCAATCGTTGGAAGTTACTTCGAGCTAAGAAGCTACAAAGCAATCCGGTTTGTGAGATGTGCGAGGCGAACAATCGCAGTACGCTTGCAACGGAAGTGCATCACACCGTCCCGGTTGAGTCCGTGTCGCATGAACTCGGAATGAGACAACTAATGTTTGATTATAACAATCTGGAAAGTCTATGCCATTCGTGCCATTCCGATAAACATCGGCGCGCTTTCAGTCATTCGAAAGAGGCGGTTCAGGCGAACAATCGGAGGGCAACGGAACGGTTTATAGATAAGTATTTTTAATTTGCTGACACAGTTTAAATTACATTCTCAAATCTAAAGTTAATCCTCAATAATTATTGAGGATTAACTTTAGCATATGCGGACTTAAAGGCAATATCACTTCTTAAAGCAAAGTTATCATTATTAGTACGAGTCTTTTTTATCATTTCATCGTACACGTTTTTATCAAGAGCAATATAAATACATAAAT